AAAGGCTTAACAGCATCGAAAACAAAATTATTTTGATTGAAGCAGATTTGAAACAAAACACAGAATTTAGAATTAAGTTTCCAAGAGGCGAGTTAGGTTTGACAGCATCTGACCAAGAACAAAATATGTTAATTGAGCATATCTCAAGTCAATTTGAAAAGCTCCAAGAACAGGCTGATGCTGGCAAATTACCCCACGATCAGCAACAGGCTTTAACTATATCGTTTCTCACAAAAAGAATTAACAACATTGAGGAGCAGATAGAAAAGTTAAGGAACGGAAACCGCAATGATCACTGAAACAATTACATTAATATTGTACATGGCTGGTGATGTTACAGAACACACTGCATTTGAAAAGATTAGCAAATGTCTCAAGACCAAGCGGAAAATAGAAAGAAACCTATACAAAAAATCAACATCAGTTAGGTACGCTTGTGAAAACAAAACAGTTGTGATTGAAAAGAATGATGATGGTTCAAATTATATTGTGAGGATAATAGAATGATACAAGCATTAATAGGGCCAGTAACAGGGCTGTTAGATAAATTTGTTGAGGACAAAGATCAGAAGAACAAGTTGGCGCATGAGTTGGCTACTATGGCTGACCGACACGCACAAGAGTTAGCCAAAGGCCAGTTGGCTATTAATGCTGAAGAAGCAAAGTCAAAAAATATTTTTGTATCGGGCTGGCGGCCTAGCGTTGGCTGGTGCTGTAGCCTAGCTTTGTTTGCTCACTTTTTAGTGTTCCCGACTATGGATGTAGTGACAGCCTACATGGGAATAGAACCTGTGCCTTATCCTGCTTTTGACATGGATAGCCTTATGACTGTATTATTAGGTTTATTGGGATTAGGTGGGATGCGTAGTTTTGAAAAAGCAAAAGGATTAACAAAATGAAAAAAGGTTTATATGCCAACATCCATGCCAAGAAAAAGCGCATTTCTGCTGGCTCTGGCGAGAAAATGCGTAAGCCTGGAAGCAAGGGTGCGCCTACAGCAAAGAATTTTAAGCAATCTGCAAAGACTGCTAAGAAGCGGAAGAAGTAATGAACAAGGATCGTTTGCGTGAGGAAATTGCAGAAGATGAAGGATGCAAATACGAGGTGTATTTGGATCATTTAGCACTGCCAACTTGCGGCGTGGGTCACTTGATTACTGAAAACGATGAAGAACATGGTCAGCCTGTCGGTACAGTTGTTGAGCAAGAGCGAGTGCGTCAGTTATTTGCTCTGGACATTGCCGTTACTGTTGATGAGTGCAAGGTTCTTTATCCAGACTTTGATGAGCTTCCAGAAGAGTGCCAGCATATCATTGCTAACATGATGTTTAACATGGGTAGACCTCGCCTTAGTGCTTTTAAGGGCATGAAATCTGGGGTTGATGCAAAGGATTGGGATAAAGCCGCTGACGAAATGGTAGATAGCCGTTGGTACACACAAGTTCCTAATCGCGCTAGAAGGCTCGTAGACAGGATGAGGGCGTTGAGTGATGGCTAAGACCCCTGCGTGGCAAAGGAAGGCTGGCAAGAGCAAATCTGGCGGTTTAAACGCTAAAGGAAGAGCGTCAGCTAAACGTCAGGGCATGAACCTCAAGCCACCTGTGTCTAGGAGCCAAGCTAAGAAGTCACCGAAAGCTGCCGCTAGGCGTAAAAGTTTTTGTGCTAGAATGAAGGGCATGAAGAAGAAGTTGACCAGTAAGAAAACAGCGCGTAACCCTAACAGCCGTATTAATAAATCTTTGCGTAAATGGGATTGCTAAAAAATAAGGGGGCATAACCCCCCTATTTACTCCACTATTCTACTCTCCATACATAAAAACCATAGCCAGCTAGGTCTGGCCTTCTAATCTTTTGTGATCTGTATTTCATGTTTAATGAATACAATGTACGCCTAATCCCTTCATACTCAGTATGATCTTTGCAAAAAATCCTATCCCCTATTTCCAAAGATTGCAGAACTTCTTTCCTAGTAAGTTTCTTGGGCGGCATCCCTTTCTCTATTACTATTTCTGAACACCTTGTCAAAACAACTCTCCTTTGAACTGTAGCATAGTAACTGCCCAGCCCCATTGATAACCCAGTGACCGCCATGTAACGCCATTTCTCTCTGGCAATAATCGCAATTCACTTTACGGTTATCAACGTGCTTGACTTTTTTCTTAGAACGGTACGTCACTATCGTCTAATTCTTTAGGGTGATACTGGCCTTGGATTGTATTAGCCACTTGCTTGAACCCGCCTTGCGATACGTTGTCGGCTGGATTATCACCGCCTTCATACTCGACAACCCTGCTAATGCTAACTCCTATTGAGCCATCGTCATTGGTAAACCCTTTGACACTGTAGGTTTGATCCCCGCGAAACGTAACATCAGCATTTGCGCCATCAACGTAAGGTGTCCACTTGTTATTGCTGTACGGTGCTTTGCCTTCATCATTCTTAAACAAACGAATTGAACATACTTTTTCATATCTTCTCATAATTTACCCCTGTGGTTTGAGTTTAGTGTTCATTCGCACAAGTATATCTCTTGCAATGTTATACTTATGCGGATCAGCAGCTTGCATAGCCGCCATTCTATCTTTGAAGTGACCGCCATTCATAAAGTCTTTTAAATCTTTATGTGTTTTGGTGTTCTTCATCTTAACATCAATCTCACGCAGCAACGCTTCCCATTCGTCAGGCTCATCAGATTTCTCTTCTGTTGCTGGTGGTGGCGGCGTGGGTGCTGGCGTAGGTGTGGTCTGTAATGCCTCAGATTTGCGCGTGACGGCATCCATCTCATTTGATGAGGCATACTCGCCACCAGCTAGGCCAAGGCTACTCAGTGCGCGTCCTATGGCTGATGTTTCTGCGTTCTCCAAGGCTGATGTTTTATTAACGTGACCATCACCCCTGATTTCTTCAGCCATACCAGAGCCTATCTGATTGCCATTGTTATCAGTTATAATAGCTTTGATGACAACTCTATGACCATCATCAACCATTATCTGTGTATCCACACCATAATCCAGGCCAAGGAAACGCCTAAACGCTTCCATTCGATGCACAACTTGGGTGTATTTCTTACCACCGCGTTGCGTAACGCCATGTGATTTGTTCAATTCATTAACAAAATCCATAACATTATTTAATGGGTTCTCAGCCATTAGTGTGTATTCCTTTCTATGCCTAGCTTGTCGGCAATCAAATGTGTGAACACAGACAGGGCAGTTTCCATTGACGCAACCTTGTCGTTTAGTTGCTCAACGTGCTTCTGAAGATTGTCAACGTGCTGCCATGCCTCATTGTGTTCTGTCTGCAAGATAGCCATTTGGCTATGCAAATCATCAATGTGTTCTTCATTAGTCATCTTTTTTCTCCACATAAAATTGTGTAGCCCACATAACAAGCTGGCCTCTGCCTGACTTGCCCTTACGCTTGCGGTCATCAACCTTTACAAAGCCTTTCTCTTTTAACTGCTTGTATCGTGCAGTCACAGTGCTGTAGCCGTAGTGTGGCAAGGCAGCTAACACTTGATCACTAATGCAACCATCACTGCCAAAATCCTCTATCTTTTCCAGCACAACCTGTTCCATGTGGCTTGCTGTAATACTTTCAGCAGCGTCATGGCTTGTTGCTGGATCGTGTGTCCTTGCCAGTTTGTAAGCTGGCGTGTCGAACAAATCTAATATTTCTGCCATCATATTCTCCATGCTTCCTTTGCTAGTGTTACAATTGATGGCCCATGCCGCCTTGCAATCTCTGTCATGTCTGGCTGGACAAGACCAAAGAGTGTGCGCCATGAACCGTTAGCGGCCTTCAATAAGTTCTGAGTAATAACCCAGCTTTGAACGGCCTCATTGTATGCGCGGTTCAGACTTTCTTCTGACAACGCATCACAATTTTCTGGTGTTGCTATATGAAATCCAGCCCCAGTGACAAACAGCAATGCTGGTGTCTCTCCTGTGGCTTTCCAATAAACTGATTGTTGTATTACTTGCATCCAAGTTGGCTCTGTCTTTGGCTTTGGTGTGCGCCAAGTTCTTGTGCCATCTTTTTTTATTGGATTGCGTAGAGGAAGTGAGCATTTAAGGTCTATTTGTTTACCGCCACCGCTAAAGTCTTGGTATAGCATAATAGGCACTTCACTTTTTGGCTCATCCAGCCACCGCTGATGCTCACCAGCTATGGCATTTGCCCCTTGGAAAAACTCTTTTACGCCAGCGATAGAGTTCGCCATCATTTCTGGCAGCACTTCTCTGAACGCATCAAACTCTTCAGCGTCTTTGCCTTCATCCCAATCTCTAGGCTTGTACTCATCGTACTTGCTCATCATATGTCGGGTGGCTTCTGCAATGGACATACCTTCTTGTTGTCCAATGATCTCGTTGTAGTCTTGCAGCCCAAGCGCAAGGTTTGCACCATGCTGCACTGATATCCCAGCCCACGGCCTAGCAGCCATAGGGAAACTCATCTTATGCTCTTTGCGTAACCATAGCTTTAAGAACATCTCATCCTTAGTTGCTGTAGCTCCGCTTGCACTGTCATGGTATAAGCCCATGTCTTTTAACTGTTGTGGTGATTCCTTCATGCCAATCCCTTTCTTCCCCATGCTTTCCCAGAACGTATCATTCTGTTTACACGCAGTCAACAATCATTTACAATAAAATTATGACATTGAAAGAGTATATTAAAATCAATAGGATAACGCAGTCAAAGATGGCTAGGCGGTGCGGTCTTTCTCGTTCTGCTATCTGTCATTATGTTTATTTAAGACGCTTTCCTTGTCCAGAAACTATGCGTAAGATTTTACTAGCAACCAACGGTGAGGTAACGCCTAATGACTTCTACAACCAAGCCATGCAGTAAATGCAAAGGCAAAGGTTTCTCTTATGTGAGGGATTACTTTGATCCTACTGAGGTTGTGCCAGAAGATTGCGAACATTGCGATGGCACTGGCAAAGTATCTAACACCATCCAGCTTGGTGATGGTTTGTTTGCCAAGAGAGCCGCCAACGGTAATTGTGTTAGGTGCGATACATTTCTTGATGGCGCATTAAAGTGTAAGGTTTGTCATTTGGTTTATGGTGGTGGATATGTCGAATAAAAAGGATCAAAAAACAAGGGAGCGTAAGCCAAATCTGTATCAGCCTGTGGTTGGTTATTCTCACACAATGCAAATTGAACGTGACAAACAAGCATGGCAAGCTATCTCTGATAGTCTACCAGAAAACGCTTTCTCTGATGACGTAGTGCCTGATGATGACGATACAAAAGGCAAGGTAAGCAGACAAGCGTCACACATTGAAACAGGGTTAGACAATTATGGCTGACAAAAAATTAAAATTACTTGATCTTTTTTCTGGCATTGGTGGATTTAGTTATGCTGCTGAAAAATTAGTGGGTGGCTATGAAACTGTTGCATTTTGTGAAAACAACGATTTTTGCAAAGCTGTCCTTAATAAACACTGGCCTGGAAAACATATCCATGAGGATATAAAGGAGTTAAGTAATGAAGATGCAGATGGATATAGAGGAATTGC